ATTGCAGATGCTGAACTTCTTGTTAATAATCTTAGTGACCACCCTGATTTCGTTAGTCGTGTCTTGGTCAATATGGCATTCAATATTGGCCGCCCCAGACTTTCCAAATTTAAAAACATGCTCGCGGCCATCGAAGCAAAAGACTACAACCGAGCCGCAGATGAAATGATTGATAGTAAGTGGTATCACCAAGTGGGTCGCAGATCCCAAGAGCTAGTGGAGATGATGCGTGGGTAGTTTAGTCAGTGATGCAAAGCGACTAGGTAAACTAGGATTAGGTCTTGCAAGTGATGCTTATGATCTAGGCTTTGACAAAACAATGTCATTGCTTGGTACAGATACTGTTAAGCAATTTACCAAAGGGCTTGCAGAATCTGCAGGTGTTCCTGTTCAAACACAAACTAATGAAGACTTATCTCCTGAAGTATTAACGGAAGTACGTAAGACTGTCATTCGCGCATTGGAAAAAGGTAGACGTGGTACTGAATATGAAGACTACGACGATCTTCCTGATGGTACTCCAATGGGAGACTTTGTTAGAAATGATGTGGCTCGCGGTGGTTCTGACTTTTATGAAAAGTTATTATCTTCTCCTGCGGCTCAAGCGGCAACAACAGTTGGACGTGGATCAATTGAGATTGATGACGAAGGTAACGTATTCTATACAGACCGTTACAACTTTGCCGCGCAAGGATCTAACAAAGGTGAAGACAGATACAGTGAGTTACGACGTGCCGCAGGTAAAGTAATGACTGAGGACGAAGGCGACACAACAGGTCAAGCCTTTCGGTTATTCATTGGAAAAGAAAAAGAACTGGTTGGACGTAAAGTTGCTAAGGGTGATACACTAGGTAAGATTGCAAAAGAAGAAGGTGTCTCTCTTGACGACTTGATTTCTTTTAATGAAATTACAAACCCTAACAAGATTTCTATTGGTCAGCGTATTCGTATTCCTTCAGTGATGCCTGCAGAAGAAATAGTCGATACCGAAGAACTACTCGCGGGCGATCAAGAATTATTCCGAGGTGACGTTGGAGCTTAATGTTGAGTTACTTCCTTGGCAACAGGAAGTCTTTAACGATACCACACGTTTTAAGATTGTAGCGGCAGGTCGTCGTACAGGTAAGTCAAGACTAGCGGCGTGGCTCCTAATCATCAACGGATTACAAACTGAACGTGGTCATGTGTTTTATGTTGCGCCTACTCAGGGACAGGCACGAGACATTATGTGGTCTACGTTGCTAGAGTTAGCGCATCCAGTAATCAAATCATCACACATTAACAACTTGCAAATCACTCTCATTAACGGTTGTACTATCTCACTCAAAGGTGCTGACCGTCCTGAGACAATGCGAGGCGTATCCCTTAAGTTCCTTGTAATGGACGAGTATGCGGATATGAAGCCTAGTGTGTGGGAGCAGATCTTACGTCCTGCGCTTGCTGACCAAAAGGGTGAGGCCATGTTTATTGGTACGCCTATGGGACGCAATCACTTCTATGAGTTGTTTCAGTACGGAGAACTGGACGATGATCCAACGTATCGGGCGTGGCATTTTACATCTTACGACAATCCGTTACTCGATCCAGACGAGATTGATACAGCTAAGAAGTCCATGTCGAGCTATGCGTTCAGACAGGAATTCCTTGCAAGCTTTGAAGCATCTGGTTCTGAAATCTTTAAAGAAGACTGGATACAGTTTGACGATGAAGAGCCTGACGATGGTGATTACTATATTGCAGTTGACCTTGCAGGTTTTGCTGATGTTGAATCGGCAACTAAAAGTAAGAATAAGAAACTTGACCAAACAGCTATCGCAGTTGTTAAAGCGAATGAGAACGGATGGTGGGTAGCGGATATTATTCATGGACGATGGGATATCAAGAAGACCGCCAAGAAGATATTCGATGCTGTCAATCATTATCAGCCTGTAGCAGTTGGTATCGAAAAAGGAGCCTTAAAGAATGCGGTACTTCCTTACCTCACGGACATCATGAAGTCTTCTCAGAGATTCTTTCGGGTGGAGGAACTTACTCATGGGAACAAGAAAAAAACTGATCGTGTTGTTTGGGGACTCCAAGGTAGATTTGAACACGGGCAGATTACTCTTAACAAAGGAGATTGGAATGCACAATTCTTAGACGAACTATTCCAATTCCCTAACGCTCTGGTCCATGATGACTTGGTGGATGCTTTGGCATACATAGACCAGTTAGCAAAAGTCGTATACCATTACGATTATGAAGAAGATGACTTTGAAATTTTAGACCCTGTAGCAGGATATTAACATGGACTATGATCATAACCACGAAGACCCCGCATCATTAGAAGGTTGGGTAATCAGTAAGTGCAATCAGTGGCGTGACCACTTTGAATCAAACTACCAAGAAAAGTTTGACGAATACTACCGTTTATGGCGTGGCATCTGGGCTGAAGAAGATTCGATGCGAGCCTCTGAGCGTTCACGTCTTATCTCTCCTGCATTACAACAGGCTGTCGAGTCTAGCGTAGCAGAAGTTGAAGAGGCTACCTTTGGTCGTGGTAAGTGGTTCGATATCAAGGACGACTTTGCTGATGAGCAACCACAAGATATCCAACTCCTGCGTACACAGTTAAACGAAGACATGCAGTTTGCAGGAGCGCGTAAGGCTATTGCAGAATGTTTGATTAACTCTGCTGTGTTTGGTACAGGTGTTGGTGAGTTAGTTCTTGAAGAAGTTAATGAGTTACGTCCTGCAACTCAACCAATCATGGATGGTGAGATGACAGCGGTTGGTGTAATGGAAGCACCTCGTACGCTTGTTAAGTTACGTCCTATCATGCCACAGAACTTCTTGATTGATCCTGTTGCAACAAGTATTGAAGAAGCACTTGGTGTAGCAATCGATGAGTTTGTTCCTTTGCATCAGATTGAGACTGCTCAACAGAAAGGTATCTATCGTGACGAGGACGTTGCTGTAGCGGCTCCTGACACGGACATCGAGCCTGACCAAGACCTAACTATCTACATGGACGATAAAGTCCGCCTGACGAAGTACTATGGTCTTGTGCCTCGTGATTTGTTTGAAGCCTCACTGTATGGTGAAGATGAAGACAAACCGTCTGAAGAAGAGATGGCAGAGTACACACCATACGTAGAAGCTATCGTAGTTATCGCTAACGGTGGTACACTACTAAAGGTTGAAGAGAATCCGTACATGATGCAGGATCGCCCTGTTGTGGCATTCCCATGGGATGTTGTGCCTGCACGATTCTGGGGACGTGGTATCTGTGAAAAAGGTTACAACGCACAGAAAGCTCTTGACACAGAACTACGCGCACGTATTGATGCACTTGCATTGACTGTACATCCAATGATGGCTATTGATGCTTCACGTCTTCCTCGTGGTTCTAAACTAGAGGTACGTCCGGGTAAGGCTATTTTGACCAATGGTAATCCTGCTGAGATCCTACAGCCGTTTAACTTTGGTCAGCTTGATCCTAATACCTTTAACCAGTCAGCTACGTTACAGCAGATGGTACAGATGGCTACAGGTGCTATTGATGCCGCAGGAATTCCTGGGTCTATCAATGGTGATGCGACAGCCGCAGGTATCTCAATGTCTCTTGGTGCTATCATTAAGCGTCACAAGCGTACATTAATTAACTTCCAAGATTCATTCTTGATTCCATTTGTAACTAAAGCCGCACACAGGTACATGCAGTTTAATCCTGAGTTGTATCCTGTCAAAGACTTTAAGTTTGTTGCAAGTAGTTCCCTTGGTATTATTGCTCGTGAGTATGAGGTTACACAACTTGTACAACTCTTACAAACAATGTCACCTGAGTCTCCAATGTACCCAATGTTAATTGAGTCTATTGTAGATAATATGAACTTGAGTAACCGTGAGCAAATCATTGAAGGATTGCGCAAAGCAAATCAGCCTAACCCACAAGAGCAACAGTTGAAGCAACAGCAGATCCAAATGGAAATGCAACAGAGGCAAATGACTATTGCTAACATTCAAGCGCAGAGCGAAGAAATCATGTCTCGTGTGCGTCAGAATGAAGTTGAAACGCAATTGCTTCCTCTTGATGCTGAGACTCGTCGTATTAAGGTACAACAAGAAGCAATGGGTGATGATCCCACTGATAAAGAATTTGAGCGCAGGGCTAAGCTAGCTGAGCTTGTACTCAAAGAGCGAGAGATCGCAAGCAAAGAAGATATTGTAGAAAAGCAAATGAGGGAATACAGTGGTATTAACTAAGCGTGAGTTCCAAGAAGTGGTTGATCAAATGAATCAGATCTTGACAAAACTTGACGAACGAATCAAAACACTTGAGTCAGCAAAGCCTGCTCGTACCACAAAAACAACTAAGAGTCAAGAAAAAGACTTGACAAATGAATAAAATTGTGGTATAATATTTGCATTAGAATTAGGGAGAAACTCTTTGAGTCCTGAAGAAAACAAATATTATGATAACTACTTTGATCTTTTCGCCTCCGATGGATGGAAACAATTCATAGACGAGATCGAAGAAATTCTTGATCGTCATCGTATTGAAGACATTAAGAATGAAACACATTTAGCGTTTGTCAAAGGTGAACGCGATGCACTGTTCAGAGTCAGACGCTTTGAGACAGGTATCAAATCAGCTTATGACGTACTGCAGAGGCAAGAATAATGCTTAAGCGGTTCGATTATAAATGCACCAAATGTGAACACATCGAAGAACACTGGACACACAGTGACAACTTTGTAACTTGTTTAGAATGCGGTGAGACAGCAACGCGGATAATCTCTCCAGTCCGAACACATTTCGTAGGTCATGGTTGGCCTGATAAAGACGATAGGTGGGCTAAGGATCACGAGAGAGCCGCTAGAAAGTAAATAAATATCCATAATGCTACGGCACGGAGTTTAACAATATGGCACGTTTTTTAGAAGAGAGTCCCGATTATCAACCAGAGGACGGGGAAACACTCGCTAACTTTGAAGAAGAACAGGAAGAGCAGATTCCAGAAGAGGAACAACCTGCAGAGCCTGAAGAGATACAAGAAGCTGATGATGAGATTCCTGATAAATATCAGGGTAAGGACATCCGAGATGTTGTCCGAATGCATCAAGAAGCAGAAAAGTTACTTGGTAAGCAATCTTCAGAAGTAGGCGAACTCCGCAAGATCGTTGATGATTTCGTCAAGACACAGCTCGATAAAGCCAATAGCCCACAACAAGAAGAAGCCGAAGAAGAGATTGACTTCTTTGAAGATCCGCAGAAAGCGGTAGAGCGTGCAATTGCAAGGCATCCTAAAATTAAGGAAGCAGAGCAAGTAACGCTACAGATGAAGCAAGCTGAGATTTTGAACAAGCTTCAAGCGAACCATCCAGATTTCAAAGAGATCATTGAGGATGCGAACTTTGGAGAATGGGTAGCAAAATCTAAAGTACGTACGGAATTGTACCAACGTGCTGACCAGAGGTTTGATTATGACAGTGCTGATGAACTATTGTCCTTATGGAAGGAACGTCAAAACATTGTCAAAGAAACAACTGCAATGCAAGAACAAGATCGTAAACGTCAAATGAAAGCCGCTTCAACTGGTTCTGCTAAAGGATCATCTGAGAAGCCTAGTCGTAAAGTCTATCGGCGTGCTGATATTATTAAACTTATGCAAACAGACCCAGATAGATATTCGCAGATGGCAGAAGAAATTCGCATCGCATACTCTGAGGGTCGAGTCAAATAGCTATTTAGGAGACATTTACAATGGCTAACTTAACCCCGGCAAGTAACAATACCGTTACTTTAGCAAACGCGGCTACGTTCATTCCAGAACTGTGGTCAGATGAAATCATTGCGGCGTACAAGCAGAACCTCGTTCTCGCTAACCTCGTAAACAAAATGCCTATGACTGGCAAGAAGGGTGACACTCTTCACATTCCTAAGCCTGTTCGTGGCTCTGCGAATGCCAAGACTGCGGCTGACACTGTAACAATTCAGCAGACTGCTAACACAGAAGTTGTTGTTACTATCGACAAGCACTATGAATACTCACGCTTGATCGAGGACATCACCGAAGTACAGGCGTTGGATTCACTCCGTCGTTTCTACACTGATGATGCAGGTTACGCTCTTGCTAAGCAAGTCGATGACGATCTGTTCTCTGAGTTGTTGAACGTATCAAACGATGCAGGTACTGCAGACGGTTCTGATGCTACACAGTCTCACTACCAGATCAATGGTGCATCTGATGTCTTGATTGACTATGATGACTCTACTGCTTTGGAAGCGTTCTCTGATGCGGCTTTCCGTAACATGATTCAGAAGTTGGATGATGCAGATGTTCCTATGGAAAGTCGTGTATTGATCATTCCTCCTGTGATTCGCAACACAATCATGGGCATTGATCGTTACCAGTCTTCTGACTTTGTTAACGGTCGTGGTGTCAACAACGGTCAGATCGGTCAGCTTTACGGTGTAGACGTTTACGTTACATCTAACGCCCCAACTGTCACTGGCTCTACCACTTCTGGTCGTGTCTTGACTCTCATGCACAAGGACGCTTTCGTTCTTGCAGAGCAAATGGCTGTACGCTCACAGACTCAGTATAAGCAAGAGTTCCTTGCGAACTTGTTTACTGCTGATACTCTGTACGGCACTAAAGTTCTCCGTGAAGAGAACGTACTCTCTGTTGTAATCTAAACAGAGTCTGGGGAGTCTATTCAGGTTCCCCTTCTTATTTCTAACTGGAGAGACTAATGGCGATCTTTCGTGGTACTGGTGGCGCAGGTGATGCAACCAATGACATTACGATTAACCGTGTCACAGAACTAACACAAGAAGCAGAAGCATCAGCAACTGCCGCCTCCTCTTCAGCCTCCTCAGCCGCCTCTAGTGCGTCGAGCGCATCAACCTCTGCGACTAATGCGGCCACTTCAGCAACTACAGCTTCTACTGCGGCTACTGCGGCACAGACTGCTCAGACTGGTGCAGAGACTGCAGAGACTAATGCAGAGACTGCACAAGCCGCCGCTGAAACAGCACAGACTGCCGCTGAGACTGCTCAGACTGCCGCAGAAACGGCGCAAACAGCGGCAGAGACTGCTGAGACTAATGCGGCTACATCAGCCACTAACGCCGCTACCAGTGCAACGAATGCGGCTACAAGTGAAACGAATGCGGCAACGTCTGCAACATCAGCGAGCAACAGCGCAACAGCATCAGCGAACAGTGCAACAGCTTCAGCCTCTAGTGCTAGCGATGCACAGACTGCCCAGACAGCGGCAGAGTCTGCAAGAGATGCAACCTTAGCTTCCTTTGATAGTTTTGATGATCGTTACCTAGGGCAGAAAGCATCAGACCCTGCAACAGACAACGATGGTGATGCTCTAGTCGCAGGTGCTATCTACTTCAACACCACTGACGGTGTGATGAAAGTGTACACAGGTAGTGCATGGGTCAACGCATATGCTGATCTTGCCTCTGCAAGCACTGACGATTTGTCTGAGGGTTCTACCAATCTCTACTATACAGATGCAAGAGTAGGGACATATCTTACAACTAACTCTTACGCTACTCAAACATACGCAAACACAACGGCTGACAATGCGGCAGTGGCTTTAGCAATCGCACTAGGATAGGAACATGGCAAATACATTCAAACTTGTAACAGACACAGCAGTAGGAACATCACCCGCTACGGTGTACACATGTCCTGCATCAACAGCCACTACAATCATTGGGCTGACGATTGCTAACATTGGAACATCACAGATTCTTGTGGATGCTCAGGTGACTAACAGTGACGGTGATGATGTCTATTTGATTAAGGCCGCACCAGTACCTGTAGGTTCTTCACTGGTTGTTGTCGGCGGTGAGCAAAAGGTGGTGCTAAACGCAAGTGACACTATTGTTGTCACATCTGACACAGCATCCTCTGCTGACGTCGCAATGTCGATCTTGGAGATTTCGTAAGATGGCGTATGTAGGTAAGCAACCACAGCCAAAGTTTCTAGGACAGGTTGATGATCTCACTGTTGCAGGTGATGCGAACATCGACACAAACACTCTGGTGGTTGATAGCGTCAATAATCGTGTAGGGGTTGGTGAGGCAAGTCCTGCAACAGAACTTCACCTTAGTTCATCGCAAGTTGATATTCGCCTTGAAGATAACTCTGGGACATCTAATTATGCTGATTTAACTTATACAGATGGCAGGTTAATTCTTGCATCTGATAAAGGAAATTCAGTAGGTTCATCAACTATTGAGTTTAAGATTGACAACACAGAGCGTATGCGCATCGACTCCAGTGGGAGCCTACTTGTAGCGCAAACAGCAAACTCATCTTCTGTTGCGGGTCATATATTTAACAGTGCTGGCGTAGGATTTCACGTTAGAGATGGAGGAGTTTCCTTAGTCTTAAATCGTTTAACAAGTGATGGCAATATTGCTAGTATACGTCAAGCAGGGGTTGAAGAAGGCTCAATTTCTGTATCAGGCTCAACCGTATCCTACAACGGTGGTCACTTAGCACGTTGGTCACGCCTTGCAGATGACAACAAAGACACATCAATCGTCAAAGGTACAGTGATGACTAACCTTGATGAAATGGTTGAGTGGTCACACGATGCTGTTGAAGCTGTGGATGCTGTTTTTGATGAAGATGGAAATGTAGTCACAGAAGCTGTTGAAGCAAAAGAAGCCTACACAGAAGATAA